ATGTACGTAGACAGAGAATCACAAGAATATAAGTTCGGACAAACCTTGGGCGATATGACAAGAGAAGCCGCCGAGGAATTCGGAGCCGTTAACGAAATTGAGGAGCTGGATTCCTGCGAGATAGCCGATCTACAGGACTGCATCTATCTGCTATTGAATCAACAATATAAAAGAAAACGAGTCCGGAATTTATGTGTTACGCCATTACGCGGCCAATGGGTCAGCGTTTGGGGTAATGTGGATTGGGACTAAATCAGGGCATGGACTAAATCAGGCCATGGACGGCCTTTTTACGGCTCTAATGGGCTTAATCAGCATTGAGCGTATCCACTTTGACAACGAACACGTTATCCATCGGGCTTAATCAATAAACCCGATGGATATCAGTTAGGCATTTGAAAGGAAAAGCTGTAATTATCTTTACTGACTGTAACGGACCTGCCTTGAACTACGGCCACATAACCCAAGGCGCGAGCGTCGGCCAAGGTGATGACCTGATCGGTTTTACTGTCGACCGAGGCTTGCAGATGTAAAACCGCGTCGGTTTTGCTGTCAGCCTGATAAAAGCTCGTCGCCTTGATAATCGCGTCTTTAGTCAGTTTTTGAACCATATCCATGGGCGGCTCAGGAGCGGCCGTTGGAGGTACCGGCGGAGAAACAGACGGAACAGCAGGAACGTTAACAAATATGCCTTGTGCGGATGATACCGTTTGCGGTTCAGCCGTAAATTCCGTGTATTTTGCGTACGTTCGATACGAAATCAGGCAAACAAAGACTGCAAACACAAGGGATGCCCCCATCTTTAAAGAACGGCCAGCCGGAGGCTGTCCGGTCTTTAAATCTGGTGTCAAGGCTTTGATTTGGGCGTGGTGATGGTTAATTAAGGCGACGTTATTACGGTAATAAGACGGCAGAACTGAATGAACCGCGTCGGATTCGTCCTCAAAGATTTGATCGGTGTTGTAGGCCGCGTAAAGATCTTTACCACGATACCACCAGCGATCGACAACCATTGATGCCACGGTCTGACCGTAATAAACCTTGGCCACATGAATTTTAGGGAGCACTTTGGACACGCCGAACGCTTTTAAAATCGGGCCGATAATAGGAATAGACAGGCGATCTGTACGCTTACAAATTACCAGATGTTCACACAAGGCACTGACGAGCTGATCATCAAGGGAATTGATGTTTTGAACGATAAAGAAAATATCCCAATGCTTTTTTCTCGCATGTAAAAACCAGTCGATAACTTCGAGACGACCTTTATCACGCCAATTACGTGAATTGAACCAAGTACCCAGCTCATCCAGAACCAGCAGACCAAATCTACTTTCGTCCGTGCCTTCGCAACCATCACCCAAGGCATCCAGATCGTAAAGACTGGGCTTATCGGGAACCCTGATCAAACTCACCATAGAATCGCGTTTAGTGAAAGCCGGAAGATTAATATCAAGGTTTGTGGCCACACGCCTGCCCTGCTCCAGATAATCGCGTATTTTGCCGACTGTACAAAGTGTTTTGCCACAACCCAGCTTACCGGTAACAAAATAAACGGCCATCAGAAAAGCGTGTATTGAATAACTTTGGTTTTAGTGTCGTAAACGGCCCGTGCGGCCAACGCCGCAAAATAAGCCGATAAACACGCGGACGCATTGGAAGGTATGAACCAGCTCATAGCCAGAACCATTGATTGCGGCATTGCTACCGCAATAGAATTAACTAACACGGTAAGAGCGGCAATAAACGCCGCCAAAAAGACCAGAAAAACAGCAACGGCAGACGCACCCAGCGCAACGCGCTTTGTGAAATACTTTAGAAAGAAATTAACGAACGCTTGGAAACCGCCCGAAAACAAGAAAAGAAGAGCGGCGTAGACGGCTTTAAGCATTATGCAGGTCTCCTGGTTGCGATTTCATAAATGGCAAAAGCAGTTAAAACGTAAAGCAGATAACCAAACATCTCCCGAAAAGTAGCCAATTTTGAACAGGGGTCAAAAGTATATTGCAATTTTTTATAGTTCATCGGCACGGTTTGGCAGGTTGACGGCGTGGATGGTGTAACAGGTGCAGGCAAAAAATTAGAGTTTGTTATGCCAGATGATAATGCCGAAGTGGCGCTGGTAAAAACGCCGTCCATGCCAGACGTATCGGCGGTGATGGAGCCGGTGCCGGGATTGCCAATATCAACATTATTTGTACTATCGCCAAGACCGGAACCGGTTCCGGGGCTAGAACCTGAACCCAAAGCAGGACCAGTAGACGTCGTTTGAGTTAAAACGCCGGAAGGATCGTAATTCTGAATAGTAATCGAGGGAACCTGACCGACAATATCTTGTGTACCAGTCGTAGTCACGGTGCGGCTACCATCCGGATTAGATGTATTCCCAGTCTTAACAACGGTTTTAGGATCAGACGTAATCGGGATAGGTTGTGGAGTGGGTTGTGACGCTGTCGGTTGTGGCTGCAAGCAAGTAAAAAACGTACCCGGCCCACACGTAGCAACAGGCAAATTGACACATTTAACGCCGGATGTGCCGGGTGCACACCGCTCAACCTGACCATTAACGTTGGTGGTGCCAGCAACCACTTGACCATCAACTATAGACACTGGGTAACCAGCCGAGGTTAAAGCGCCGTCTTTAACGCAAATGCTAGTACCGTTGACCGTACCACAATTTTTGGCTGTAGATGTCGCGCAAATTTCTTGCCCGGTCTGGGTTAAAATACAACCCGGATTAGCTGACGGTACGGGCGTTTTATCAGCCGTAAGCGCACCATCAAGAGCCGTATCTGAACCGGAAATATAAGAACCGTTTTGGGTTGCCTGCACACGACAATACATGATCCCCGTAGACGATGAAAAACAGCCAGTATTTTGTTTGGGGTTCAATGGCAGATCATAGCCACAACCACCCTGACTAACCGTAACCGGCGCTATGGTTGTGCCGGTTCTATCATGATTTAAAACAACCGTTGGAGGTGTACCTGCAGGCGGATAAGTGCCAGCTACAATCAATAATGTTTTGGTCTGTCCAGCAGAACAAACAACAGGCGGAGGCCCACACATTCCAGTTGCATTGCGTACATCTGGAGCTGTACAAGGGAGCGCATTTTGACAAGTCGCGTAATTGTCGGCACTGGAATAGGAACCGCCATAGGGACACGAGTAAAATATCCCGATATTACTCTGAGCAACAAAAGCATTAGCTGACGTGTAAATTTTACAAGCATCGTAAGGGCCATAACTACCGTTAAAATCCCCATGATACGACGAACCGTAAATAACAGCGGCCGCCGTACACGCCGCTGACCCAGAACTGCTCATAGTCTGAGCGGATAACGCACCATAATAATATTTTACAGTTGTAGGATAGGTATCGGCAAATACCGAACTCGAAAAAACCATTAATATTGAAAATACAATTTGCTTAATCATCGAAAAACCAATATTGATGGAGTCAAAAAAAACAGGGCGAAACATGCCGCCCTGAAATATTTTTTTTGTGTTTAAAGCTTAGATTTTTGCAGAGCCGCGTTTGAAAAGCTTGAACAAGATAAAGCCGCCAGTAATAGCCGCAACTACCGGCCAAAACAAGTCAATCAAGGCCAAACCGTCAGTTTGAATGCCGGTAATCGTAGTGCCAACAACAGCAGGTAAAGCCGCAAAAGCAGGAACAGCAGAAATAGAACCGGCTGCAATAGCCGCTAAACGAATTTTCAATGTTTTTTTCATTAGATTAAGTCCAAAAATTTACGAAAGGAGATAGTCAAAAAGCCGATTCCCCAACCAATTGCAAACGAGCCAATAAGGTAAGAAACCAAATCTAAAGCATCTTGATCTACCATTGTGTTATACCCGCGAGGATATTCATTAGCGCCGGTACCCAGCAGAAAAACCCAAACAAAAGGCGATACACATGCCTATAACAAGTAAATAATCAACTAGGTTATCAATCGTCATTTGCCGGGTTTCCGTTAATCAATTAAGCAGCCGCTTTACTCATAAACGGCGTTTTGTTGAGCTGCTCTTCAATTTGAGCGGTCAATTTGTCGAACTCGGCCAGAAATGCCGCTGTAACGGGGAGAAGCGTGGTAGTTGAGAACGGCGCAAATGACAGCCCTTGATACTTATCGGGGGCAAGATTAGTGTCAAGATACGTGACGTAATCACCTTCCTGATAAAACTGGGTTCCATTGGGTAAGCGAATCTCGAATTCAACCGGGAACTTTGAGCCGGATTTATACACCCAAATTTTTTGCTGATATTCCATCACTTCGGTGGTTGGATTCTTACGCGCTCTAACCTGATCGACTTGTTTGCGTTCTACATAGATTTTTGTTAATGACATGTTGTTTATCTCTTGTTGTGGTTGTGGTTAAGCCGCTTTTTTCGCAAAGGCGGGGAATTGCTCATTGAAGTTGATTTCAATGTAACGAATGAAAGGGATGACTTCGCATTTCATGCCATCGCCTTGCAAATTTTGGAGAACGGCTTTGGAGAGGCCGCAGTCGTGGAGCATTTCGACAGCACGGTAAAAAGTACCTTGTGGAGTCATTCTCTTAGCTTCGATCCATCCATCGCTTTTAATCGCACGAAATACACGATAAGCGCCAATAGCTTTGGTATAGGTAATAGTCCCGGACTTCGTCACAGTAGGAAATTTGTCTTTTAATTGCTTCTCTATATTTTCATCTTTTATGATTCTCATCTCTTTACCCTCTAACGCTTTGAATATGTCCAGTGTCGATTCTTTCCAGTAAGCCTGTGCATCGAACACTTTGCACAGCTCTATTAAGTTGTTGCTGATTCCGCGGCGTTCAAACCAGCGTGTTTTTAACGAAGATTCCCAGCGCACCATGCCCTTGGCCCAGTCCAGCAAGGAATCGGTATAAATTTGTAAAACGCCTTTCTTATCCCCGGACCGCTTCACAGTCGCCAAATAATTGAGCACTTCAAGCAGCTTGACATACACCTTAATTTTTTTGATGCGACTGTTCGATTTACCAAAGTAAACGGTGCCGCTGTAACCAGTACGGGCGCGGGTTTGGCCGTTGCTGACGTTCTGCAGTGCGTTGACAAGTTGCAATGCCTCGTTTTCTGTTTTGCACCAGCTGTGATAGGTGATGTCTACCTGCTCAACCGTCCAGTATTCCGGCTCTAAATATTCGGCAAGCTCTGGATATGTATTACAAAGCAGCTCAATCATAAAATAAGCGCCTGGACCAATGGCATCAATGCCGTAAAGATTATGGCCTTGCATCAATTTGGCCGGACTGGCCTTGATCTCAATGTAAAAATCCTGCATTTCCTTATTGGATGAACCGCGAAAATCAAACACCTTGAACGCCATGTGAGCATATGAACTGGGTATCTTTTCCCAACGATGAGCGGTTGAAAGCTGTTCGCCATCGACATCAAGAGAAGCTTCCAGCGGGATTTTCAAATCGGAAAGCTTTAAATACTCACGTTGAATTTCTGTTATCACTGGAATGCCACGATCATTGAACGTGGTTTCGAATTTTTGCTGAATCGGACAACGTAAAACCAGCATGTCGATCACACTAAACCTCAAGCGTCCAATCGACTTGCTGAAAAGAGCCGGCGTTACGTAACGATAGTGAATTATTAACACCGGTTCCGGTGACGTTTCGTAACGATAAGGAACGAGCCGAAGCAGAAACGCGGGTACGCTTAAAGCCATTTCTTTCTAAACGCCAGTGCGCTTGTTTACAGGCTTTAGAACAAAAAACAGGGGTGCGGCCGCGAGATTTTTCAACCAAGGGGCCAAAACAATATCTGCATGTAGTCATAGTTGCCACCCTATTTATGATCAGCGCAAGCCGGACATAAACAATGAATCGTATCAATACATTCGATAGTGCCACCCTGCCGCACAGCTTTAAAAGTCAATCCGACAAAGGGTGAATTAATGCTCTCCTGACGCACATTGCCCTGCACTTCCTCGAGTGTTAACCGTGTGCAATCTTTACAGCGCGAATCATCAAACAAATATGAAACGCGGTTTTCACATTCGTAACATATAAAGCCACCCTGCCCGACAGCATCGGGCGACTGACAATTCGGACAAAAAGGAGAATCACAGTCACAAACATAATCATCATCAAATTGCGCGGAATTAGTGCCATCCTGCCCCACTGCATCGGGCGACTGAACAGGATGACGGCAAAGGTCGCCAGATTGATTTGGAAAAAGGAATAAAAGCTTTTTGTGCAAAGCTTTAAGACCTTCAAGATGATCTAAAACCTGATCTTGATAAAGCGACGTATCAAGATGCTGAAAACTTTCAAGAATAACCAGCAATAATTCTTGCTCTTTAGGCGTAAGCGTAACTGTTACGGATTGTTGTTTTTGCATAGCTTTGCCTCTATGTGTGTAAGTTATTAACTACAAGAAAGCTATCTATGCGGGTAAAATAAATTAATTTAGATAACACTTGTGAAATACATAATAATCACATGTGTGATGGTGTGTCAAATGTGATCTGTTGTCATCTGTGAAATAAGGCCATAAAGTTAAAATTAGGAGGTAACAAAAATGCTTGCAACTGAATGGCTTGATAAGGCAAAACGAAAATTACTGATAGAAAGCGACTATGAATTAGCAAAAATCATAGGCATAAATGCAAGCGCCATTTCTAATATAAGAAAGCGCAACTCAGGAATTGATAACTACACCGCATCGAGACTAGAAGACATACTAGAGCTAGAAAGAATGACAATAATTATCGACATTGAAATGCAAAAAGAGAAAAACGAAGAAAAGCTAAAATACTGGAAAAAAAAAGAACAAATATACCTATCTAAATCAGATAGAAATTAACCAATAACGGCAAAAAAGCTAAAAAAATTAAGTTATTGATAAATAAGGAAATCGTTTGTCGATTGGTACAAGAGTCCACTGGTTATAGTGTGTGGACTCTCCAGCTGAGCTCCGACCGAAAAAAAACGATATCGTCCGCGAAAAAACCAAAGGCAAAAAACCACAACTAAAACAGCCGAGAAAAAAAGCCCAAAAAGACACCCAGAGCGGCGATAAACAAAAAAAGACCTCGCATAATGCACGCTATGCAAAAACGCCCCTATGGGCGTTTTTTATTGTCCATAGGGACGTTTCTACATAACGTAGGGGGATATTATGCGAAGTCTCGGAATGGGATCAATCCAGGCCGATCTGGACGGTTCCGACGGGTTTGGTAACGCTAAGGACAATATGCGCAGTATAAACGCTGGCTGCTTAGCTGCCGACTATGACGTGATGTGATTGTTTACAGCGGTTGATTAAGTAATGAATGCCAATGCCTTAAATACAACGGGTTTGTTAGGCGGTTGAGCAGTACGCTTATAGCCTCAGCGATTATTTTACCCTCTACCTGGGTGTT